GTTCTTCAAAGCATTTTACCATATCAGCACTAGCTGGAATATTAGCAAAAGCGTTATAAGCACTCTCACTTAGATGGCTATGAGCCCAAGTATCTACTCTTTCTAGTCTTCTCTCTGCATGTTCACCAAGAGTCTGGCTCTCAACATTCCAATCAGGGCCACTTTGAGCAGAAACAGTATTATATTCAGCAATTAACTCATTGAACTCATTATTATCTAAACCATATTCATGTGCTTTATCTCTGAACCAATCAACCATTGGATCATCATCATTGACTACAAGCTCTTCGCCTTCTTTACTTTGAAGTTCTATTTTATAATCAGCTGGACTTATTGGGGCTTTTTTCTCAGCCTCTTCATTAATTTCTCTAATAAGCTCTTCTTTAATTTCATCACGCCTTGTATGAAATTTTTGCTGAAGTTGATTATAACTGTTTTGTAATTGCTCTGGTGTTTCAAACTTTGCATCAAGCCACTCTGGTCTGTCTTTAGCTGGTTCAGTTGCGACTTGATTTTCCTGTCCTTGAGCTTCTTGCTGAGTTTCTTGGTTTTCTTGCTCAACTGTTTCTGTATTGGTGCTTTCATCGCTGTTTGTAATTGTTTCTTGTTCATTACTCATTGTTTCTCCCTTAATTTAGCAATCCCACTTCCTTAATGATTTATTTATACGACTATTTGGATCATTTGCAACTTTTTTACTTGTGAGCTTTTTCTTCATACCCATCATTCTTTTGCAGAATGATCTTCTTCTTTTAGCAGCCTTTGGGCTCCTCTTAGCTTCTTTTGCAGAAACTGGGCGTTTGATATTTTTCCCTTGACGCCTAAGACTTCTACGACCAGCTCTGTTGAGCCCTCCCTTGGGATCTTTACCTTCTTTTCGTTGCCAAGCTGGAGTCTTTGCCATTTTTTAAGTCCTCGCATAAGTTGGTTTCTTACCACCACTACTAGGATTAGTAGCCTTTTTTCTTGCTACTGCTTTTTTCTTTTCACTTTTACTCATAGCTCTTGCCTTTGCTGATGGAACACATTTTGGATATCCACGACCATCTCCCATCTTTCTACCACATGGAGGATGTTTGCCATCTTTCTTTGTAGATATATCAACCCACTTTTCATTAAACCACTTTTTTAAACTCATTAAGCGTACTTACCACCCATCTTTTTATACTGTTGAACAAGCTGACCTGAAGCATATGCACTTGGCCACTTTTTTACTCTGGCTTTAACAATAGCCATAGCTCTTTTATATAATTTAGGATTTGTTGGTTTCGCCATGTTTTCTCCCCATTTCTGTTCTAGCTTTAATCATTGCAACTACCCATCTTTGTCCTTCAAAGTGTGCAAGACTTTCGATTCCCAATCCAGCACCATGTACATTATTCGTTGTAATGTTTTCAAGGTATTGGAGAAAAGACTTACCAATACCCGAAGAGAATAAAGCATGGGCTTTACTATTAAGATCAATTTCAACTTCTGTAGGATATTGCCTTCCATCTACTGACTTTACTGCTCTTTCTTTGTTCATCGTTGCATACCTTGTTGGTTCATCAATTGCATTGCCATTTCAATATTTTGCTGTACTTCTTGTTGATTTGCAAGCAATGCTTCCTTGATACCAAACTTGGATGCTAAATATTTAATTACTTCTTGTTGATTGTATAATGTCGGTGTCATTTCAGCTCCAAAAGTTCCAGCTACAGTTTGCTGAAATCTTACAAAGTCTGCTACGTCTTGTTGATCTTGGGCTCTAAGCAATGGTGATACTGGAACTATTCTAATTGTTCTCCCATCAACCTTTGGTATCTCTAGTATACCTTGCTCTTGATATATAGAAACAACTCTTTCAACCAATGGATGTAAAAATTCTTTTTGCATACGACCAGCTACTGCACCCATATCTCTTGCTACATCAGCAAGTCTTTCAGATACTTCGGTAGCTGATAGTGGTGTCTTAGCATTTGCTCTTGTATCTAGTTCGTCTATAAATAATGCTTTTCTTACATTTCTTCTCATATCTTCAAGTATGAGCTGACCAACATCAAATCTTGCTGGACTTTGTAATGATTCTAAACTAGAGCCAGGGGATCGTGGTATAAAAGTTCCAGGTTGTATTGTTATGTTATCAGGATTAAATACACCATCGTCATCATAAACATATGCACCACCTATAGCCATTTCAGCATTTTCTAATATGAGCTGAACTGTAAGATTAAGTGTTTTGATTGCTGGCATAGCTTGTAGTACTGGGCCTCTACCCCATACTTCAAAGCCAGACTTTGACCATCTTGTTGTAATCCAAGGAACTGAACCTCTACCTTTTAATGTTGCTTTATGTAAAATTGCTTTATCTGTTTCAGAGATTAAATAATATGTATATTCATCTTTAAACTTATCTTCACTATCATACATAGTTGCTTCAATAAGTTTTGTCTTTCTTCTTGGATCACGTTTTTGAGCAGCTTCCATTTCTTTTGTATATTTAGCATAAGGATATCTTTGCTTAATCTCAGTAATATCACACTCTGTCATCCACCTAAACCAACTATTAATAGTATCCATGGGGCCTGGGAGGAGAGCAAGGTTAGTTGGTGGTACTGCTGTAAAATGCAAGTCACCTACAAATCGACCAGACTCTACAAGCATATTCATTGTACCAATGCCTAAATCTTGCAAGCCCTCATGGAACTCGGCATTAAAGTTACTGTTTCGTAAACCCTCATGCAGTACTTCAGTTATGTTGTCTAATTCTTTCATAACTTCAGTTGTTATTTGATCAGCTGGATACTCTGGCCCTGGCATCAATGTAAATGCTCTACCATTAGGAGGAAAGAAACCTAACTGTAATCTTGAAGCAAAACGAGGTAATCCAGTTACAGCTGTTTCATCAAATATGTTTTGTGTTCTTCTTTCTCCAGAGAACTCACCATAGAAACTCTCTCTTTGTGGCATTACAAAGTCATATATTTCTTCCCATATATCTGTCCAATTATGCCACTTACCTAAAGCTCTTTTATACTGAGCCATGACTTTTTTGTAGTCATCATCGCCTTTACCACCAGCTTGACCTACTGGACTTGCATCTCCAGTATATTCATCCCTTATCATTTGTTTCTACCCATTAGTTTTCTACGATATCCACCAAAGCCTTCAATGTCTTCACCTTGCAAAGACTTAGCACCAAGTAAGTTCTGTTTCATTTTTCTGTCTTTTTCTAGTCTTTGGACTTCTGCTTCTTGTTGTTCTTTTGCTAGTCGTGCCATTTCTGCTCTTTTCTGTTCTTCTAGAGCTGGGTCTGGTCTTACTTTTGGTGTTCTCATGAATCCCATTTGATTCTCCTTCTTTTTCAAAGATGACTTGTCCACCCCTTTTTAGCAATTCACAATATAATTGATAAGGAGTTAAAACAAATATATTTCTAATATTACATAAATGCTTGATAAAACTAACACAATACAAGAGTCTAGGGAGCCAGATGTGGTTATTTGTAGGTTCATATTCTATGCAAGTACATTCTTCTATCATAAAAGCTACCAAATGATCAGCATGAGTGCCTTCAACTGCTATAAAATTAAATCCTTGAGTAGCAAATTCTAATTTTACCCATCTTTTTAATTCAGGAAAGTACTGAACTGCAAAAACATGACTAAATTTTGGATGTTTTCTAGTAAATAGTTGCCAAAATCCTATGTTTGGACTTTCGCAAAAGCAAATTATCCATTTCATAATGCTCTTAAAGACCTTCCTCGTTTTCTAGTTCTCATTCTATCAAAAGGATTACTTACCCTCTGGACTATGGTAGGGGTTTTTGGTGTGTTTAGACCAATAACAACCTTTTTCCCCTCTCCACCCCCAAGAAAAGCGTACTGTAAGGCATCATGTATGTGTGAAAACCTATTTTTTTCTGGTTTATCCTCATACTTTTCATTACCCATATAGTAAATTCTTTTATATTGATAACCTCCCTCGAAGCCAGAGATAAGATTTGTACATGTTGGAGATATAAGTAAAGACGGATAGCCCTCTGACATCCTATTAATAACACCTTCTACAGCTTCTATGCGAACTGATATATCATTACTTGGAGCTGGATAAGCAGCTATACCACATGCCCTCATTATCATAAATGGAGTATGCTCAGATGTTTGAGCCATTTGATTACCAGCTGGATCTCCAACAAACTTATAAGTGAGTTTATCCCATTCGTTCTTTGCTATTTCTTTTTTAAGATATTCAGCAAAACGTGTGGCACCCATATCTTTGCCAATAACTTCATGAAAAACAATCCATCGACCAGCATGTATATTCTGACAGAATATGGCACTAGGAGTTCTACCAAAATCTAAACCAACAATTACATCTACTTCTTTCTTTGGCTCTAAAGATTCCGTAGCTACATGTGTATCTTTTCTAAATGTAGGATAAACTTGTTTACCATCCATAATTGTTTGATATTCATTTAATACATAAACTTTTACCCAACTTGGAGATTTACCTAATATAATCTTATCATAGTATTGTTCTTGTAAATTCTGTCTATTTTCAGAGTGTGGATTAGATACATAGCCAATTAGATTACCATTCTCATCTTTATTCTCTTGCATTGCACCAGCTTGAGAAAAAAAATTCCAATCATCAGGTTTTACCATTAGTAACTTTTCTTCTTGAGTTAGATACTCAGGTATAGGAACTTCTCCACTTACAATACCCCACCAATGAGATTCAT